TAAGATACCTGCCGAGGGTAAACGGATTTAATTTTATCTAAAGACTTATGTCAGAAGATATTAAAAAAACTCAAGATGTAGAAACTCCAGATACATCCAAAAAAGAGGACAGTAAGGAGGAAGAGAAACTTTTAACTCAAGAGCAATTTGACAAAGCACTCAAAGACCGATTGGAAAGGGATAGAGCGAAAAACCAAAAGGAAAGTGATGCTAAAATCAAGGAAGCCAGAGCAGAAGCAGAGCGATTAGCGAAGTTATCTGCCGAGGAACAGGATAAGGAATTGAGAGCAAAGACTGAAAAGGAGAACGAAGAAAGGGAATCAGCAATCTCTCGTAGAGAGAACAGACTAGAAGCTAGGGAATTATTTGTTAATTCAAAAGTTCCAGAGAATCTCGTTGATTATGTAGTGGATACCGATAAGGATAAAACTATGGAAAGTGCTGAAACCTTTGTTAAGAACTTTAACGACTCTGTGGCTAAAACAGTCGCAGAACAATTAAAGGGAACTCCTCCAAAGGACATCTCAACTAATTCTGATAAGCTCAAAGAGAGAAAAGTAGTAAGAGCTTTTTAAGAATTAAATTTAATAGTTAAGAAAATGGCAAAGCAAGATGCAATAAACATCTTCTTATCTGACGGTACAACCGAGGATAAGTTGACAGAATCATACGCAGAACTTATTGATATGGTTCAAAAAGGTGCAATCTCTTCCCAGATAAAGAATGTAAACCTTTCAGGAGATCCTGAGAGTGGTTCAGTCGAGGTTAGAAGATTGGAAACATCAGCTTCCAAAGCATACGGAACTGCTAGAACAGCAAGTGAAGGAGATGCAATCGGAAACAATGGTGTTACTATCAACCTTAGTAATGACAAAGAGATAGTAGAGGAAGTAGAATGGAAGGACATTCAGCTTTACGGAATAGATGGAATACTCTCTAAGAGAGCTGTAAACCACCAACTAGCTATGATAAGAGAGTTGGATACTGCGTTCTTCACAGAAGCAGAAGCAGACGGTTCAGAGGAAACCATTTCATCCTCAGATATAGAGGATAGAGTTGAGGAATTGATACAGTCAGTTGAAACTACAGCCAACGATAATGTTGATGGTGTAGACAGAGATATGATAGTCTTAACCCTTAAACCAGATGTTTACGGAGAATTAAGAAACTACATTGACACATTACCAAATCCAGTAGATGGTGGTGTTGACATAAAGAAATTCCACGATGTAAGAGTATTTTCTAACAACAGACAGACGAAAGATGCTATTTGTATGGTAGTCGGCTCAGTAGCCCAACCAGTAGTAGCACAACCTTACGCAGTTGACAGAATACCTCTTTCAAACGCTATGGCAGTAGAACTATTCTACTCATACGGAACACAAGCAGTAATGGCTGACTTAATTAAGTATGCAACATTTAGCGAAGCAAGTGCTTAATAGTTGTTTAACTTAATAAGGAGGGAGTTATGGAAGATACAATAGAAAGGATTTTGAGTTACGTGATACTCATTGATTCAGAGCTAGAAGGTCTTGGGGAAGAAGATTTTTTGGGGTTTGTAATCTCCGAGGTTCTCGATAGAACATTGCTTTATATGAATCGTAGCCAATTAGTGGCACAATACGAGGAAGATTTGCTAGACACAACTGTTGATGAGGAGGATTATGTCCTACCTATACCAACGGAGTTAGAAAGACCGTTAGCTAGAATAGTAGTAGGAAACTACAAGACTATATTAGAGAACGTTGATGTCGACGCAACCGCAATCAAGTCGATTAAGGATAATGGTCAGGAAATTACCTATGGGGACGGAGTAGTTAGCTACTTATCTTCTAAGGAGGATGCAGATATCTTTTCTTCTATAACAAAGTTGTTAGATAAGTTTAGAATTCCCAATATCGTTGAGAATACCTAGTAGCTTTACAACTCAAATGGCGGACACCTTTTATGACAAGAGTATTAAATTACTTAGTTATACAGAGGAAGTTGACGACGAGGGTTGGGTTACAGTTGAAACGGATAGTTCAACCACCTTCAAGGGAAATGTAAGATTTGATAATCTTGCACAGATCCAAGAAGATTTTGGTCTGGACGAGGAAATCGACATTGTAATAACAACTAACGAGAGTATCAGTTTGGGAAACATCCTAGAGTACGATGGGGTAACATATCGTGTAACGAGTGCTATCCCATACGACACACATAAATTGATTACAGGAAAAAAATGGTTAACAGAACCTACGTCCTTAACCTCTCCAAGTGCATAAAGAAATTTGCAGATATGGGGCAGATAGAGGATTCCGTGAAAGCGACAATACTTCCAACCATAAAGGAGAAGTATAAGAACTATCAGGAAACAGGTTTTACTGTAAGATATAAGGATGGAAGAACAAGATGGATTGAGGGAAGGTACTATATGAGAAACGCCCTCAACGACAGAAAGGAGATAATTAAAAGTGGACTTGCAGAGTATATAAAGAAGGGAGTTAGGGAAGCCAGAAGGGTAAAACTAACCCCATATATAACAGAGAGTGCAAGGAAACTTAGAGATAGAGCGTTTGTTTTATCTCCTGTGGATACTGGTGCTTTAAGGGAGAGTATAGCTGTGAAGATAGAGAGTAGATAATTTGAGTATAGATTTGAATGACAGAACCTAAGAGTGAAATATACACAATCTTGAGTGGATTAGGGAACGCATACCAAATGAGAATGGGGGTAACAAGAGATATGCCCTGTTATATATACCAAGTTATAGGTAATGTACCAGTTTATTCTTTAGACAAGCAGGTAGAGTACCAGAATATTGAAGTAGCGATAGATATCTACGCAGAAGATAGTGAAGGGAGTGGTGGGTTGTTGACTACTCTAGTAGATACAATGTTAATAAACAACTACCGAATGACTTATTGTGCGGATATTCCAAACGATAAGTACAGTCAAATAAGTACAGTATTTAATTTAGCAGGATACTAAAATGGCAGCAGCAAAATCGTTAGGTACAACCCTAACAAAGACAAAGAGTGGAGAAGAAGCCGCAGACCTAGTCATTGCCGATTTAACAAGTATTGGCGAGATAGGTGTAGAGAGTGATGAAATCGATGTTACAACACTAGATAGTTCTAGTGGGTACAAAGAGTTCATTGCAGGTTTCAAGGACGCAGGAGAGGTTTCCCTAGAGGGAATAATCAAGAGCGAGGATGCTATGGAAGCTATGTTAGCTCTAGCAGAAAGCCAAGTAGTCGAAGAGTGGACTATTGAAGCAATAAGTGGAAGCAATTGGGTGTTTGACGGATTTGTCAAATCATTCAAAGAAGGAGAAGGTACTGTCGACGGAGTAAGAGGATTTAGTGGTTCTATCAGAGTTTCTGGTAAGCCAACTTACACAGCAGTCGAAGCAAGTGCATAAAGTTTAGGGGTTAGAAATAGCCCCTAGCTTCGCTAATTAAGTTAAGTCGAATTAAAATGGAATTAAAATACACGCCAAGAGGAATAAGTAAAATAGAGAAGGAAGCAAAGAAACCTTTACAGGATCTACTGGCAGACTTTTCTATGAGTAATATACTACTATTTGTTAAAGAAGGGCTTGGGATGGATGAAGAAGCTGCATACAAGGAGATTGAGAAATATCTCGCAGAGGACAAGGACACCTTTATGTTATATACGGATATAATGGGAGCGTTACAGAAAGCAGGTTTTTTACCACGAAAGCTAAATCTCAAGAAGATACAGGAGAGTATGAACGAAGCTCTCAAGTAGGAGGTTTAGAAAACGAGTTCTTTACAAACGTATGGAAAAAAGGAGAAGTGTCAGCACTCTTAATTGGTGCTAGACTAGGAATAGACTGGGGTTTAGAATTAGAGAGGTATTGGGAAACGACCCCAAAAGAATACTACCAGTACCTAGAAGTGTATAAAACGATTGAAGAAAACAGAGCGAAAGAAATGGACTTTAATAACTTTAACTTAGGGAAATATGTAGCTTATGCTGTAAACGACCCTAAGAAGTACCCAAAGAAACCTTTTCTGCAAGAGGTAAAAGAGGAAAGTAAGGTAATGACAGACGAGGAAATGGATAGAGTTATGAAGAGGAACACCATCGCATTAGGTGGCATAATAAAATAAACAACGCTATAAATGGCAAACAACATAGAAGATGTAAAAGTAATAGTAAAAGCCGACGCTAGTCAGTTTAAGTCGGAAATGAAGGGTGTTACCTCCGATTTGCGTTCGGTGCAAAACGAGATTGCCAAGTTTTCTAGTAGTGTTCAAAAGGGGTTTTCTGATGTAAGAGCTACAATGGAGGGGATTGGATATAAGTCCAACGAAATGTCAGGAAAGATTTTGGATTCGGTAAGTACCGTAGGAGGTGCTTCCAAGAAGATGGGTGGTGCGGTTGGTGGTGCTATGGAAACGGCAGGTTCTTCTATGGCTAAAATGGGTGCTATAGCTGGGGCTGTAGGTGGACTGGTAGCAACAGCAGTTCAAAAAGTTATACAACTTATAGGGAAGTTGATATCAAAACTCAAGGAGTTGACAATTATGTCGACAAACTTTGCTATAAATGCATACGAGAGTGAAACCCTAGTAGCAAGGGTATTTGGAGATGGGACTCAAGAAATCGTGGCTTGGAGTGAGGAGTTGTCGGAAGCGTTTGGGTTAAATGCTTACGATATGAGGAAGTACGCAGCAACTCTTTACACAATATCCGATAGTTTGGGTTTAACTTCCAGACAAGCATTAACACTTTCAAAGAGTTTGGCACAGTTAAGTGTTGATATGTCTGCGTTTTACAACATTGATATAGAGGACGCTTTCACAAAGCTAAGATCAGGTATTACAGGAGAAACAGAACCTTTAAGAAAACTGGGTATTATCATAACTCAGCAAATGACCAAGATGTCTGCTTACAAGCACGGAATAGCAGAGGTTGGCGAGGAACTGTCGGAACAGCAAAAGGTTTTGGCAAGGTATATGACGATAATGGAACAGACCTCGATTGTACAGGGTGCTTGGGGTGATGAGCTACAAAACCCTGCGGCACAATTAAGAATTCTTGGTAATAGGTTAAAAATGGTTGCCATTAACTTTGGTTCTATATTCATACCTATACTACAAAGGACTCTACCGTACCTACAAGCACTTGTTAGTTTGTTGGCAGACGTAATAAATAAGCTAATGAGTTTATTTGGAATAATTGGGGTAAACGTTGACAGGAATCTATCTGCGTTAGAGAGTGGTTTTGGTGATGTCGGAGATAAAGCAGAAGGAGCGGCAGGAGGGGTATCGAAATTAAAGAAGGAACTCTTAGGACTTGCAGCGTTTGACGAAATGAACGTGTTAAAGCAACCAGATAATAGTGGGAGTGGTGGAAGCGGTGGAGGAGGAGGGATTGGTTCTTTCTCAGATTTTGAATTACCAGAATACGACTTTGGATTTGACCAGATACTTGATAAAGCAAACGAACTGAAAGCGAAGATTAAAGCCGCTTTTGAGGAGATGTTAGAACCGATATTAGCTATAACTACAGCTCTAGGGGTTATGTTGGCTGTAATGAGTGGTGGAACACTCTTAACTGTTGTGGGTGTAATTATGGCTGTTGTCGGTGCTTTCACGCTTCTTTGGACTGTGAGCGAGAAGTTTAGGAGTGGAGTAACATTTCTTGGAGAGCAATTAGGAGCGTTAGTGGGGGGTGCGTTTGGGACGTTTAAGCAAATACTCTTAACAATCTGGGATATACTAAGACCGTTTGTTGTGTTTATAGGAGATATTCTTGGCTCTGTGTTTACAGCATTAGGATACATACTAGAACCCATCATAGAAAGAGTTAGGGCAATAGGGATAGCATTTGAGTGGATGAGAGAAAAGTTAGAACCTGTAATGGAAGCTGTTTCTGGGAGAATGGAGATACTCGGTGCAATAATAGGAGGACTAATAGAAACCTTCGGTGCTTTAGTCGGTGGAATAATGGACACACTAAGTCCGTTTGACGAGCTGATACTAGCAGAAAGGGACAACGAGATAGCTTCTAAAGACTTAGAAACCGCACAGAAGGATTTGAAACAAGCACAGGACGACCTTACGGTTGTAACTGGTAATCTGGCTGACGCAGAGTTAGCCCTTATAGATGCAGAAAAGCGACAGAAAGAAGCAACTGAACAACACACGATAGCATTAAACTCTCTCAATAAAATGAAGGAAGAGGGTAAGCAAGGGACAAAGGAGTACGAGGAAGCAGAGGAACTCGAACGTATAACAAAGCTGAAACTTGAATCTGCAAACGGTAGAGTACAAAGTTCACAACAGAGAGTAACAGACCAAACAGAGAAGCAAACGGTAGCACAGGAAAAGGTAAATGATGAAATTGAGAACGGAATAGACGCTACTAATAGGATAAACGAATCACAGCAAAGACTAGACTCTAAGGGGACGGTTAAGTGGACTGATAGAATTAAAGATGCATTTGGAGATATGGGGGACAAGATAAATAGCATATGGGACGACGTTTGGGTTAGGGCTAAAAGTGGTCTTAACAAGGTTATTGACGTTTATAACAGACTAAGGAATAAGGTAAACGGTGTGAAGCTACCATTTGGAGCAGGGACTATAGAGCTACCATACATACACCCATTAGCGACAGGTGGAGTGGTTAGCAGTCCTACACTCTCTATGATAGGAGAAGCAGGTGCAGAAGCAGTTTTACCATTAGAGAACAATACCCAATGGATGGACTTACTAGCAGATAAAATAAACGGTAACGGTGGGGATATGCACTTAACAGTTAAGATCGGAGAAGATAAGATTATAGATAAAATTGTTTCAGGTATGAACGACAAAAGTCTACGGACAGGAGTTAATTTATTAAACATATAAGATGGCAACACTAACATACCTTTGTAAAATTGGTAGTACAGATATAACATCCTACTTAAAGGGTTACGAGGTTAGTTATGAAGAGCTATGGACAGAAGCTAATAGAAATATGGCAGGTAATCTGAAAGCCACTTTCATTGGAACAATACCAAAGATATCTCTTACGTTTCGACACTTAACCAAAGCAGAGATGAGTACCGTTCTAGGACTTCTTAATACCCACACGTTTACTGTAAGTTGGTGGGAGGAAGGGTCGGACGTTTACAAGGAAGCTAGTTTTTACAGAGGAGAGCTTAAAACAGGAATACTAAACATTGCAATGGGTTTGTATGTTGGTATGTCAGTTAACTTAATTGGTTTCAACAAACTCTAATGAGGACAGTAAGTGCAGATTTCAAAACAGCAATCAAAACAGCAGGTCGGCAACTTAAAGCGTATGTTACAGACGGAGAGGACGAGATAACAGAAGTTGATGACCTAAAGAGTTTGAAGATAACAAGTGAGGGAGGGTTGTGTAGAACCGTACTAAGACAAGCCGAAGCCATATACTTTGGAGAACACGAGTACCTAGATAGTTATGTGAATATAGGGATTGGAGTACTACTGCCAGACACTTCAACGGAGTACATAGATTATGGGGGTTTTAAGGTTGTAGAAGTTAAACAGGATATAGCTAGTGGTATTACTACTGCTAAGTTGTATGACAGAATGTATGAGGGTTTACAGAAGTATGCCCTAGAACCAGAGTATCCGATTACTACTTTTGAGTTAGTAGGAAGTATTTGTACAGAATTAGGTTGGGATATAGCAGTAGAGAGTTTTCCTAATGACGATATATCTATAACTTCTAATATCTTTGAGAATAGTGATGTTAGTTATAGAGATGTCCTCAATATGATAGCCGAAGCAAGTGGTTCAATCGTATATTTTAACGAAGATGACGAATTAGACTTTAGACAGATAGAGGATACTGTTTTAGAAACTTTAACTTCTGCTAACCTAATGAGTTTGAAATTAGAGAAAGTATACGGAGAATTGAATAGTGTGGTTTTAAGTAGACAGCCACAGGAAGATAATATTGCCGATACAGATGATGAGAGTATAGCTATTTATGGAACAAACGAGTTTAAGATTGTGAACAACCTAATAATGGATACTGATAGGGAGAGTTATATAGAAGCCATATCAGGGGAGTTGTTTGGAATTATGTATTACCCTTTTGAAGCAGAAACAGAGGGGCTTGGGTATTTTGAAATAGGGGATAGGGTTAAGGTAACAGACTTAGCGAGTACAGAGTATGAGGTACTAATAATGAACATTTCTTTATCAATGGCAGGAGGATTAAAAGAAACCCTGTCGGCTGAAACACCAGAGAAGAGTACTACCGATTATGATTACGCAGGGATTTTAGGTAAGACTATTAAGGACACACAGATAATCGTTAATAAACAAGACGGAGAGATACAGATAATAAACTCTACAATGGAAACGGTGGCGATTATAACCCGACAAGCCACAGCCCCAGTAGACCCAGAGATAAACAACTTGTGGTTTAATACTTCTGATAATGCAATTTATATATGGAACGGAGAAGAATGGACTATTACAGGGCTAACTATTGAAGATTTGGGAAATTATTACACTAAAGGAGAAACCAATGCAGAGATACAGGTTGTTGCAGATGCTATACAACTGTCGGTAGAGAACTTGGATACAAGGGTAGGAGATACGGAAGTAGATATTGATGGAAACGCAGTAGATATTATAGATGTTCAGAGTGATATTGCTAGTTTAGAGTTAAGGGCTGATGGTTTAGAGATTGATGTAGAGAGTGTTGGAGGTACTAACCTACTTAAAAATAGTGTTGGGTTAAAAGGGAGTATAGAGGAGTGGAGAAAGTTTGATGCAGAGGGAGTAATAATTGACGCAGATAATGACGGTACAGTAGTAAACACTTCTAGTGTAGTAGAAAACACAGAGAGTGGTTCTGCTATACGAATAGAAGAACAGTTCATAATACAGACTGCTTCAACTATTATCGGTATGCCCTACACTTTCTATTGTAGGTTTAATAAATTGGAGGGTTTAGATTTAGATATAACAGGTGCAGGGGAAACTTTAGAAATTACAGCAGGAGATTATGTAGATGAAACTTGGGCTGTGTTTAAGTATGAGTTTACTGCTAATTCAGACCAGACAGAGGTAAAGATAAGTAATGTGGATAGTGGGGCAGGTGCATACGCAATACTTTCTGATATGGTGTTAAAAGCAGGGATTGTAAGTGGTTGGGTTCAAGCCCCTAACGAGGTGTATGGAAGCAATTTTAGATTTGATAAGGACGGATTTAGTGTAACCTCTCCGACTGATAATTTCAAAGCATTGCTAGATAATACTAAACTTGCTATGTATGACACGACAAGTGGAGATAGAACTTTGGCATTATTTAGTAAGGACGCAGGGTTGATTACAAGTTTAATAGCACAGGACGAGTTTACAATTCAAAGGTATGAGAATAGTGAAAAGAGTACTAGGTTTATACCGACCAGTACAGGTTGTATGATAACGGTTAATAGTTAAGATTATATAAAAAGATAATGGCATTAGCAGGTTCAGTATATGGAAGTTTTTCAGGAATAAGTAATACGAGAGTAAGACTACTTATTACTTGGACTGCTAGTCAAAATATTTCAGCAAATACTTCTACTATAACTGCGAACTTATTCATTCAGAGTGTTAGTGCATATTATAGTCAGGGAACTTGTGCTAACACGAGAATAGTTATAAATAGTCGTGGATACAACTTTGGAGATACTGCTTTTAATATAAGTGCGTACGAAACCGAACTTTTAAGAACGAAAGTAGTAACAGTAAATCATAATGTAGATGGGACATTGACCTGTGGGCTTGGTGCGACAGGAAGTACAGATATATCTTGGGGTTCTTTTAACTTTTCAGAGAATATAACACTTAACACAATTCCCAGAGGTGCAAGTATTACAAGTAGTGCTAGTTTTACAGCAGGTAATTCTATTCCAGTAACCTTTAGTAATCCTGCGAGTGGATATTTGAAAGTTAGAATGTTTGTTCACGATGGAACGGATTATGAACCGTATATTAAAGACCAGAATATGGGGGTGGTAAGTTCAGGTACAGTAACATTTACCACAGCACAGATAAATGCTATTTATACTCAACTTGGAAGTGCTACAAGTAGAGGTTGTTTATTAAGGGTTGGGACTTATTCGGATAGTGGTTATTCGGTACAGATAGGAGATTATGCAGATGTATATGGAACTTGTACTCAACCAGCAAGGGCAATTCTTTCAGGTAACGCAGACCTAACTATTGGGAATAATAAAGTAACTGCTTTTAGTAATACTAATAGTAAGTATGTTAGGTTGGAGTATTGGATAAATGGAAACGCAGGGTGGTATAAGGTAAGGAACGAGGAAGTAGGTACTGGAACAGGTTACACTTTTACAATGACCTCAACTCACAATAATAATATGTATTCTCGTATGCCGAACGTAACAAGTGCTAGTGCGTTAGTAAGGGCTTATACTTATCAGAACTCTGATTATTCAACGCAAATTAGGGCTTATCACGATATAGCAGGAACGGTATCAGTAAATCAAACTACTAACAAACCTACCTTTACGACTTTTACTGTTAGCAATTTAGATAAGACGATAGATAATGACGACAAGTATTCTAACACTTTAATAAGTAGTTCAACCTCAACCTTATTAGGGGCTGATACTAAAATGATTAAAGGACATTCAAAGTTAAGGGCAGTAGTAACAAGTGCGAATAAAATGGTGGCATTAAATAGTGCGACTGCTAATAAATACAGGTTTACTTCTGGGACTAAATATAAAGAAGAAAATTATAGTTCGGATAGTACAGTCAATTTAGATATAGATAACGCAGAGAACAGCACAGTTAGTGTTACTGCTTATGATAGTAGGAGTTTAACAACTACTGTGAACGATAGTGCAACGATAACTAATAATGCAGAGTATGAAGCAGTATCTTTATGGGGAATGACCTTGGAGAGGGCTAATGGGGTTGATAGTGAAACGACCTTAGCATTTAGTGGGAGTTATTGGAATGAGTATTTTGGTGGAGGTACAGCAGGAGTAGAGAACGCAGTCGTAGGACATTACAGATATAAGGAAACGACAGAGAGTTGGGGTGCGCAGAGTTGGACTGCTATTACAGGAGATATAACCGATACAGACGGTGCATTAAGTTATGAAGAAGAAATAAATGGGGATTTAGGTGCGACAGGTTTTGATACAGAAAAGAGTTTTGATATTGAGGTTAGGGTATATGATAAACTTACTAATGTAATAATAGAAAAAACATTAAGTGTAGGTATCCCTGTAATGGATATAACAGCAGATGGAGTTGCTTTGGGAGATAGGTATAATGAAACGAGTGGTGGAACTTTACAGATACTTGGTAAGAATATTTTAGATATTATGTACCCAGTAGGTTCTATTTACACGAATTACAATGTAAGTACGAACCCTGCTACCTTAATGGGATTTGGAACTTGGAGTGCAGTAGCAGAGGGTAGGATGTTGGTAGGAAAAGAAAGTTCAGGGACTTTTGATACTGCGACTGCAACAGGGGGGAGTGAAACCCAGAGTTTGGACGCAGGAGATATACCTAGCCACCGACACGGAATGGCAAATCATAGACACACTTTTAGTGGCACGACTGGAAACCCTAGTGCTAATCATCAACACGCACAGTATGTTTCTGCGAACGCAGGTACTTCTGCTAGTAGATTAGATTTCAACTCAGATACACAGAGTAGTATATACGGACAGGGTTGTCATACGGATACGGTAAGTTCTTGGCACACTCACACGGTGTCAGGGAATACAGGGTATTATGGTACTGGGGCTTACACAGGGTACTATGGTAGTGGAAACTCTTTTAGTATCTTACCTCCATACCTAGTGGTATATTTATGGAGGAGGACTGCTTAACTTTATTAGTAAAAATATGAAAAGTGAAGTGCTTGAAATAAAAGAAATTGGGAGTGGGGATTTCAAAACCTTAGAGATTAAAATGAGGGTTGAAAACGATGATGGAGAGGTATTACCAGAATATTTGTGGACGATACCTCCTAATAGGACGGAAGAAGTTTTAGGAAGTGAGGAAGCACTAGAGGAAGAATTGGCACTTATAACTAGTGAAGCATTAGACTATATCAAGAGAGATAAAACTTTAGTAGAAAATGCGAAGATAGAAGAGAAGATATTAGACCTTAAAACGGTTTTAACTAAGAAAGTTAAAAATGGTTTGACGAAAGAAAAGGTGGAGGAAGAGAAGATAAAGAGAAAAGGAAGACCTGCCGATATGTTAATACCAGATAGGGAGGAACAAATCTTAAAGGGAATACTAGACGCAGAGGGTAGGGTAATTGAAAATGGAGGGAACAATGGGAAATTATAACGCAAAATATAAAACAGGTTTACTTTGGAAAACAGTTAAAGGAATAGTAGCAGACGGTTTTATAGAGAAGTTAAATGTAAGGTTCTTTATATTAGAAGATGGAACAAGGATAGAATTACCAATGAACAGGTGTGTTGTAATATTTAGTAAGGAGAGAAATGAGAACATTAAAGAAGAAAAATAGGTTTTGGAGAGTGTTAGTAATACACATAATTTTACTACTTCTGTTGGGGGTGGTAGTATATATATACAGAGTGAGAATTTTGGCAACGATTATTTATTTGATATTAAAGTACTAGAATGGCAGAATTAACAGAAAAACAAGTAAGAAAAATAGCAAAGGAAGAGAGTATCCTTGCTGTTAGTCAAGCAATCTCAGAAATTAAAAAACAGTTAGATGACAATAATGAGGTTCTAAAACAACTCAAAAGATTGTTACTTGGAGAAATAGGTATCAATGAAGAAGAGAGTTTAAGAAAGAAAGCAGTATTTGCTTATGATTTTGCTAAAAAAGAAGTGGATAAGTGTATGCCAGAGAGAATTGGAAAAGTAGTGGAGTGGTATGAGGATAACGAGGAAATTAAGAAAGGTTCTAATGAAAGCAATTTTGAAACAAACGCAAAAATGAGGTTGGCTTACAGAAACTTCAAATGGCTTATTGGACTTTTAGGAGTAACAACTGTTATGAGTGCAATCCCTGTGATAGAGAGGATAGTAGGTTGGATAGAGAAACTTAGTTAAGTTTATTTATAACTAAAATGGGTATACTAAGAAAAAATGGGTTGCTAGGGGTATGCGTACATCACTCTGTTTATAAACCTGCGAACAACCTTGCAGAATTAAAAGTACAAGCAGGACTGTTTAACTCTTGGCATAAGAGTAAGAGTTGGGCTGAAGACACCAAGACACCAAGTGCGTATCCGTATATCTCGTACCATT